GTTATCAAGGTCAATTACAAAATCATTCTTATTATCGTGCTTCAAATAACAATAAAAACTTGCTAAAAACATTTGTTGTTCATAATTATTAAATTTATTTTGCACCTTCTCCACTAATTTTGACTGATAATTGCCATTTAATTTGGTAATTGGATTGCTTTCAATGAGATTTACAATATCTATGCTCATTCTATTTATTATTTACTGATATATTTTTATATTGGTTTTTGCTTTAATAATTAATAAGCATTAATTTAATTATTAAAATACACACAACATTCTGAGACGATAAATCGTAACAAAATATTTAATTGGAATACGCTAATCCACCCATACCGGACATGATTCTCAACACGTTATAGTTGGTGGCATAGACACGCACCTTGGCAGTCTTGGTACCCTCAACGGTGGCGTTGGAGAGCACAAGCTGAAGGGTAGCATTGTCAATACGGGAAAAGTTGCACGTGCCTGAGGGTTGGTGCTCTTCGGGGCGAAGGGCAAAGGAGTACACGTTAATACCTTCATCGGGGGAACGGGTGTGCGACTGGTAAGGTTGGACCCAAGAGAAGTAAGAACCTTCACGCTCAGAGAAGCGATCCTGGCCGTTAAGTTGGAGCTTAGCGGTGACGACGGGGTTCTGGCCCCAGCAGTGCATGTCCAAAGATGTCTCAGTGAGCACGAATGTTCCGGCATCAGACACACCGGAGTTATCCAAGTGGGATCCACCGTTCTGGAGAAGGGCGGCAATATCGGCGGGGGTTCCGTCGGGGATCGGGACACTTCCTCCACCGAGGTTGGCCTCGTTGTAGGGGTTGGAGGGCCCGTGCCAGTATCCAGTGAAACCGGAATCAAATTGAGTAGGCATGTAATCCATGGCACCGGCATCCTGGAAGAGACCGCGGGCATCAATGAAGGCACGGGAATCAGCGGCAACAGAGGCGGGTCCACCGAAGGCATGGACGGCGTTGGGGAGGGCGTCAATGGCATCAGTATAGTTGAAGGGTTGGGCACCAAGGACCTTGAACAAGAGGGCATCGCAAGTCAAAGACGAGCAGTAGTCAACGTTCTGATCGGGTTGGACGACCCAGATGAGCTCCTTCACGGGGTGGTTGAAGTTGAGCTTGATCTTGTTGGAAGAGGAACCAACAGACTCGTCGCCGGTGAACTGGAGCTGAGTAATCAAGTACTCGTGGGGGTTCTGGGCCATTCTGCGGCGCTCATCAGTGTCCAAGAACACATAGTCAACGTACAAAGAGGCAGCGACCAAAGACTGGTTGTAGGCAATGGTGGCAGGGACGGGGCGTCCGACCGAGTATTGGCCAGGCTGTCCGCTGTAGGGGTTGGTGTTGCAGTTCAATGTGGTAACGGCCCACAAGCACTCATCAATAGGGCGGATATCAAGGTTGATCTTGACCTCGTGGTACTGAAGGGCAATCAAGGGGAGCGCCAAACCGGGGTTTGTGCAAAACCAGAACTGAAGAGGCACGTACAAGGTGGTCTCAGGAAGGGCATTGCGGGGTGCGCACACCTGGCGGGGAGCAAGGGAGTCGCAAGGAGACTCAACCTCAGAGAAAGAGGGATCGGTGATGAAGGTAAGTTGGGTGGTGTTACCAATCATCTTGAAGTATCCGCGTTGTTGCTCAGCGGTCATTGTGAGTTGGTTCCAGATGTGCATCCAGTCACCGTACTGACGGTCAATTCGTTGACCACCAATCTCAACCTCAACCTGGGCGATGAGCTGTTCACCGGGGAAATCCAACCAACGGGCATAAACACCCTGGTTAGAGCCGGCACTGTAGTTGCCAAGACCCATGAGTTGGTTGATCTCAGGAAGAGTCACCTGAAGGTATGTGCGGTATGCCAAGTCTCCATTTCTGGAGATGACGCATTGCACGCGACGACCGAAATCGGCCTGGCCATTGAAAGTCTGTTCAATAGACTCGATGGCAAAGTTAGTGTATCTGCGATAAGTAACTTTCCAGAAAGTGATCTGAGGATTACCAGTAAGGTAAACATCTTGGGCGCCATAGGCGACGAGTTGCATTAATCCACCTCCCATTTTATATAGTTGCTAAAGAAAAAAATTTTTTGGAAATTAATTTAATTACATTGTAATTAATTTAATTTAATTTTTACAAAAATAATAAATTGACTATGAAATAATTTTATTTAAGTCCAAATTGCTCTTCATAAATTTTAACAAATAGGAGTCCTCTAGTATCTCCTTTTTATTTTCGTGGCTCTTTGTGAACACGTATGCGCCATTCCGTTTCTTTATAGACCACCCCTGCTCTATAGAATTGAATAAAAGGATCATTTTCTGAAAGGTTATAACATCAACCTTTACATTGTCGTTTTCTAAATCCTTTAAGGATTCAAGTGAAACTGTAATGTCCATTTACTTAATTTATAGAAAACATTAATAGAGTTTTAACTCTTTCTTCTGCTGATGGGTGCCATATCATGCGTCCAGGGCGTGGTAGAAACAATTGTTCTGTTCTTTGAACAAATTCCATTCAATTGCTTTTTAAATTTGAATAAATATATTCTCTCTATTATCAATTAAACAGGTTTTCCTAAAATATTTAAAGGGGGATGCCAAATTTTAAGCCAAAGTCTATTAAAAAAATTAAATTTAATAAGAAAACGGCAGTTACACTTGACACAAAGCATAAGGAGTTTTTGACTGAATTTACAAATGACGAGACTGATATTATACCTGATCTAAAGACGGAGCGGCAGGAGTTGAAGGCACGACTGCATGATGAGGACGATACACTTACTCTAGAAAGTCGCATAGACCTGGAAGACCGAGTTGCCGAAATAACAACCAGAATAAAAGAAGTCAAGGCCAAAAAGAGAGAATATTTTCTGGATAATTCCAAATTTATTTTTGAATATTTTGAAAATAAAAAGGATATATCAGTAGGAAGTAAGTGTCAGTCAGCTACAAGTAAATCTAAAATGGTAAACACCTTTTTCAAAATTAAACAGGACCCTGATGCAGATAGTTCGGCGCAAAAGGAAACTAGCAACATTGTTCAAAAATACTTGAGTAATATTGATGATAGCTTTCTTGATGTGAACTCATTTGTGTGCCAAACGGACGTATGTAAAGTATGTCATAAGGGCGAACTAATACCATTGGAGGACGAGGGTATTTTGGTGTGTAATAGTTGTTCCAGAAGTATTCCATATTTAATTGAAAATGAAAAGCCATCATATAAAGAACCGCCAAAGGAGGTGTGCTTTTATGCTTATAAACGCATTAACCATTTCAAGGAAATATTGGCTCAGTTCCAGGGAAAGGAAACCACGCAGATCCCGCCGGATGTCATTGAAAATATAAGACTTCAGATTAAAAAAGAGAGAATAGAAATAGCGCAAATTACAAATGGAAAAACAAAGGAGGTTCTAAAAAAATTGGGATACAATAAATACTACGAACATATACCATTTATTAAAGATAAACTGGGCATTAAACCGCCAATAATGTCTCAAGAATTAGAGGAAACGCTATGTAATCTCTTTACCGACCTACAGGCGCCCTATTCCAAATTTTGCCCAGACGATCGGGTGAATTTTCTGAATTATTATTACACGGCGTACAAACTCTGCGAATTGTTGGGGGAAGAAAAGTATTTGCTCTTTTTTCCAATGTTAAAAGACAAGGAAAAAAGAATAGAACAAGACGTTATTTGGAAGAAGATTTGCGAAGAATTGGACTGGGAGTTTATTCACACAATTTAAGATCTCGTATATTAAATCTAATTTGCAGGCTTATAGGGGAATAATTCTAGTTCTCGTGTATTATAAATAGAAAAGTTTGGATCGCCATTGTTTGCACCGACGCCATTGCCAAAACACGTCCCTCCGCGCTGTTTGCGGCTACTTTGCCGTTTCTGTGTTCGCCGTCTACTAAGACTTCTTCCGCGGCGCGCTCTTGCCGTTTTTTTAGCGTATCTCCTACGAGTCTGCATCTTCCTTGCCATAATATATTACACTTAGATTAAATATATTATGCTATTATGATTATAATGTTATGTGACTATGACATTAAGTCAACTTAGAATCCTCCGGGGAACTTGACCAAGTTAGCACCAATGCCAAAGCCAGCGCCAGAGCGAGCAGTGGCACCCATGCTGGGGATATATGTATCAAGGATGCTGAATGTAGCAGCGGCAGTAAGGGCAATCAAAATAACCTCCTCAATATTTAAGGAACGTTTAGGGATTGCGTATGCGGCAATTGCTACCATCAGACCTTCAACAAGATACTTAATGACTCTCTTAACAAGTTCGGCGACGTTAATCAAACTGTTCATTATAATAAATAAAAAGAAAAAAATATATATATTGCGATAAAAAACTTAAAATCAAATAAGGTAATTATCTAAATGGATCGTTCTAAAGGAAAGAATTCTAACAAGACTGGGTTTGAAAGAAAGCAGGTTAACGGAAAGCCCAACTCGAAGTATGTTGATTTGTTGGAAGAGGATAAGCCAATCGCAGGTCAAAAGTTTGTATGTGTTTCGTTTTGTTCGCCCGAAAAGGTTTTAAAGGAAAAGGCCGTGTTCTTTTTTGAGGAGTTCCTAAAGAAATGGGAATTCAACAAGTCGATGGAGAAGTTTGTTCAATTTCTAAACTTTGTTTCTTACAAGTACAACCTCACATTTGACGACCTTTCAAACGATTTTAAGGAATACGTTAAGGAGGAGAAGGAGAGTCTTGTCAAGGCCGGAATTGAAGACGAGTACAAGACCTTTATTGATAACAACGAGGACGAGTTGCAGAAGCAATTTGATATTGCGCACAGCTTTCAAACAAACACGCGCGGGTTGAAAATTCGCGGTTCATACCCTACCCAGGAGGAGGCCGAGTTGAGATGTAAGATGTTGCGAGAGATTGACCCTAACCATGATGTGTATGTTGGTCCTATTGGTATGTGGATGCCGTGGGACCCCGAGGCGTACAAGACTGGGCGCGTAGAATATATGGAGGAGGAACTCAACAAGCTAATGAGCGAAAAGAACAAGAACGAGTCAAATGCCAAGTCCACATTTGAGCAACGTGTCAAGGAAACAAAACAGAAGGCAATTGAAGAAAATATTAAGTCCGCCGAAAAATCCGGCAATACATTGACGCAAACAATTGATGACCAAGGCAATTTGGTGGGCGTGAATAACGCAAACACACAGGAGTTTGCCCTCAAGGAGAACGAGAACATCTCTACCGCGGACATCTGTATGGAATTATTTGATGGAGAAAATATTGTAGCGGGAAAAACCGACAACGGAGCTAGCCAATTGGTAAGCGGTCCTTTTGCTGGTAAGAAGGCTTAAACCAACCCCAGTATTCTACGCATGCGCACTATAAAATAATATTTTTGACTACTTATATTATTTTAAATCTACTATTTTACCAATCTACCATTTTGCCAATCTACCATTTTACCATTTAGTTGACTTCTTAACACTAATTTTAGGCCCGCCCCCGCGCTTTTTAACCGCACTAGGATCATATTGCTCCTCTTCATCTTCATCCTTAAGCCCCTTGGACAATTCCCAGAATTCCTTGGATCCCAATCTAAAATCACCATGATTGTCGGCCTTATACCAAAAAACCTGATCATGCAATTTGTTTGATTTGGAATTATTATTTATTACAAGGCATTCATAGTTTTCAGTACATTGATCCATGA